ATCAACATATTTACTAGATTCTAACATAAATTTTCTATCAATTTCAGAAAAAAAAGGTCGAGTATTTCCTTTTAATCGACGAACACTTTTGTCACTGTTTAAGCCGACAGTGACTGTACCGAGTGATTTACAATATTTCAGTAACTCAAAATGGCCACGATGTAGGATGTCAAAACACCCATTTGTAAAAATGTTTTTCATATTACAGATACACCTTTTTTTTGAACAACTTTTGTGGCACACTCATTTGCAAAATGAATGGCTTTTTCAATCTTTCCACTTTTTACATATTCAATTGCCAACGCTGCAACAAATGTATCTCCAGCGCCAGAGGTATCCTTAATTTCAACCTTTGGTACTGGATATGTTTTTGTTCTGTGTCGGCAGCCGTCTGGGCCGAGCGTAATAATAAATTTGTTCATTAGTCTTTTAGGTATTTTATGTTTTGTCCTTTCAAATTCAAAATTATTAATTTTTACATATTTGACGTTTTGAATCCATTTTCCAAGTATTTTTTTTGAATCCAAAAATGTCACAGGGTGTTGTTCGGCTATATATTCAATGTCCTCTTCAGTTAAAAATCCTTTATTATAATCAGAGATTATTATTGCATCGTACTTATCAAAGTCTATGTCGCTTAAATCTACTCTTCCGTAAATATCGTCATTATGATCAACTCTAACAACGACATAATTGGTTCTGTGATCCACATACCTAGTCTTGTTGATCACTTCCCAATTTTGGTTTGTGCTTAGTTCGGCGTTAACTCCAAGGGAAGTTAAATTATCGTGTACATTTTTTGCCATACCTCCATTTATTTTTGTTTTTGGAAGCATCTTAAAAACAGGAACAGGGGCTTCTGGGCACAACCTAGAACAGTTCCCGTATTGATACACGTCCTTACAGCTTTCACCAATTACTAATATTTTTATCCCTTTACAGTCTGACATATAGTGTCGATATCCTCATAGGTTAGTTCTGGATAATTGGGGAGAAAAAATCCACACGAATGAATTTGATCACTCATCTCATCTTCAAACACTCCATATTTTTCTGTCCAAAAGGGGTGCCTTCCTAAGTTACCAGCACTAAAAATCCTTGTTTCAACACCAGCATTGACAAGCCTAGTTACAATTTGTTTTCTATGTTCTGTGTCCCTAGCAAGTGCTCCAAAAGATATTGATACGGGTATGTTATCGCCCCAATCTTGAAAACCAAAGTCACCCTCTAGGTTCTCTGCATAGCGCAA